AATCCCGATCGGCGCATATAAATACTAAGTAAGCCAAAAGAGCATTAGGAAAGAAAATTATTCACAGTCGTTCGGTTCCACCAAAACAGAATGACTCAGAGCTAGGCGGAGGCCTCACAAGGGTTTCCGCTTTTCTCTGAAAGCTTTTCTTGTGCAAGTTTTTTCCCGGCCTGGTCGAAGAAATGGCTCACGCTTCTATATTCGCCCGTCTCAACAATCTTAAGAATTTCGTCGTAAAGCGCCGGTTCTATACTGATATTGATCTTCTTTCTTGGAATTCTAGGCATGGTTTATTATATTGGCCCACTGGTTTAAATACATTACTACTAGGTGTTCATGAGTAAGTTTATATCCTAGTAGTGCTAAGTGTTCATTCGGTGGAATCGAATGTTGAACAAACTCGTTATAGCAGGCCCGGTCACTCAGAGCCGGGAAGCGGTTGAGCAGTTGATCGCCTATTTTAACCACGGCCAACAGCCGGAGGAGATGCCCTCGTTCTATCGGCTCTCCGGTGAGCTGGTCCTGGTGAGGTCAAACAAGGGCGACGCCTACTATGTGACCACAGCCAAATCCTGCAGTTGCCCCGCCTCAGTCTATAATCCTGGGAAGCCATGCAAACACTCCAGGAAGTACTTCCCCCCGCCCCAGAAGAGCAGGGTGGAGCTTGAGGCCGAAGGAGAAGCGATCCTCGAGGCCCACCACAATACCGCGAAGAGGTTAGCAAGGCCGCCAGAGGATATCAGGGCTAGCCTGCCAGGGTGGCCGGAGGGCGCACACGGCCCGGTGGAGGCGATCTGAGATGATCGCCCCTCTCCTGGCAGAAGATAAAGCAGTGCTCCAGAAAGCGGAGGCCGTCCTATGATCCCTGACAAGCGTGACGTGGTTTTGCTTCGGGCCGCAATCGCAAAGCCCGGAGCACATAAGCGCGAGATATATCGCGAGCTTTTGGAGGCTAAGAAAGGAGTGGACATCACTCTCTCGCGAGCGTTGGACCACCTCGGAGCGTGCGGTTATCTGAGGCTTGATAAAAATCCAGACACCGTGCAGGTTTGGCCCACAGACAAAGCCAAGCGGTTCATAAAAAAGCTCGACAAAGAGGAGGAGGGCCAATGAGCATGTGGAGACAAGCCCGGTTATGGGCGGCTCTCTCTTTTTGAGGCTCCACCATGCAGCTCTTAGCAGAGCCAATCGAGACGGCCCTTCAGCTCTTGCATGATCGTATTTCGTACCTAGAGGCGACAATAGCCCAACTGAAGGAAGAAAACGCAGCCTTGGCTGCTACACAGGCTCATCTTATCGAGAACCAAGAGATTCAGCTCCAGCTCATCAAGCAGCTCCGGGAAGCGGCCAAGAGAGAGCCACAGCCCATTCAGAAGGACCGGGCAGAGGTCCTCATGGTTCTCATAGCAGCCAATGGGGGGAAAATGCTGGCAAAGGACGCACGCCAGAAGATGCACCTATCCAAGCAGCTCTTCTCGATGCTCCTGGCCACAATGGGCGAATGCATTGAGACTAAGCCACTATATAGCGATAATAGAAAAAAGGTCCTGATCCTCAAGACTTCCTAAATAGCTCAATTGAATCTTTAACTAACTCTGAGGTATTCAGCGGATGCCTGAGAAATTGCATGGATCGCGCGGGAATTTGCGCGGTTTATTGATACCGATCTATCGGAGATAGAGATGGATTCTGAACAAAACATATTAAAATAGTCTACTCGAAGAAGTGGTGAAAATTCAGTTAAAGGTTCAATTGAACCTATTTTGAAAAGAAAATGCAAATTAGTTAAGAATTCTGTTCTCCGCCTTCATCGGCCCGGCAAGGGCTTGCCTATTCTGGTCCCCGACCAATAGGTGATCTCGCAGTTAGATTTAATCCAAAGCTATTTCATCTGGTGTTCATATTTTGCATCAAAATTAGAGGGATTTAGATGGACTTCATCGACTCAATGAGGGATTTAGCATTGCGCATTCCGAAACAATGTGCCAATATTCAGACGGAAGAAGCGACAAAAACAGCATTTATAATGCCATTTATTGCCGCGCTTGGTTATAATGTATTTGATCCCACTGAAGTTACACCTGAATTAGTTGCGGATGTTGGTACTAAGAAAGGCGAGAAGGTTGACTACGCTATTTTGATAAATGGCAAGCCAATGATTTTATTCGAATGCAAGTGGTGCGGCAGCAACCTAGATCAAGAGCATACTTCTCAGCTATATAGGTACTTTAGTGTTACTGCAGCCAGATTTGGAGTTTTGACTAATGGGATTGTTTATCGATTCTATTCGGACTTGGAAGACAAGAATGTTATGGATGCAAAGCCGTTTCTAGAACTTGACCTTCTCAACTTAAAGGAGCCTGTTGTAGAAGAAGTTAAGAAGTTCTCCAAATCTTCATTCGAGTTAGACAGCATTTTAGCTACAGCTAGTGATCTTAAATATATGCGAGAAATTAGGAGGATACTTGATGAGGAAATAAATAATCCTTCTGAAGATTTCGTCAAGTTCTTTGCCTCAAAGGTATATTCTGGGAGATTAACTGAGCAAGTGCGGGATCAGTTTGCTCAGATTACCAAAAAGACCTTTAAGCAATTCATAAATGATAAGGTCAATGATAGATTGAATATCGCTCTAGCAAGCGAATCTTCAGTCTCTAAGGATGAACCGAAGGATGTCTCGGCTGCTCACGCAGGTGCAGATAATGGTGAAAAGGGCAACAAAACTGTAACTACCGACGAGGAATTAGAAGGGTATTATATAATTAAAACTCTGCTTAGAGAATCCATTGATGCCAATCGTATCAATATCCGTGATGCATTGAGTTATTGCAGTGTACTACTTGATGACAACTCCCGTAAACCTATTGTTCGTATGTATTTCAATGGCCCCAACAAGCAGCTAGGTTTGTTTGATAGCCAAACCAGAGAGGAACAAAAAGTTTCAATTGAAACACCAGACGATATTTATAAATATACAGATGAATTAAAAGGGATTACACAGTATTACGGAACCCAAAAACCTCAAGATATACCCAATAAGTCTCTCACTTCATTTACATTTAAAGGTGAGAAATATGAAACAAAGTACTGGAAGGATATGTTGCTTAAGATTTCTAGCATTATGGCAGGATTGCATAGAGACAGATTTGATGATATTTTGACAATATCTGGTAGGGTGAGGCCATTCTTCACACGAAATTCGGAGGAACTAAGATCTGCGAGTTTGATTGAAGGCACGGATATCTATGTTGAAACCAACTTGAGTGCTGGTAGCATAATTAAGCTTTCAAAAAATGTGATCATGAAGTTTGGATACCCTGAGTCTGATCTCTCAATTGAGTCAGAATGATAATATCATTTTTTTACTGTCTACTCTATCACGAATATCCTTACTGAATTGCCGTCAACTCGTTTCCAATACCCCTTTTCAAGTAATAAACAATCAATATTTTGGGGAGGACAAGCCCGGATATGGGCCTCTCTTTTTTAGGGGGCTCAGAAGATGCAAGATTTAGCGGATGCTCTCCTTGAGATTCCTGCCTCAGAGCTCGGGATGGTCCTAAAAGAGGCGGTGGACTTCTTCAACCAGACTGCCGCCCTTGTGGAAGAGGCGGGAGTCCTCCGAGTGAGGGAGCTCTCCAGGTGGATAGCCAGGGCATCGGCCGGCCTGAAGGCCACACAATCGCCCATAGAGAAGCTTATGCTCATATTCGCCTATCTCCGGCAACTACTGGCAAAGCTCCGGGAAGCACTGAAGGCCCGGCCACAAGAGGGCGGGAAGGTGATGCAGGTGGTCTCAAAGATCCAGGCCCGAGCCATCCAGATCATTGACTACCTCAAGACCACCGTCTCAGATGATCCGAAAAGAAAGGAGATCGCCCTAGACAGCCAGCAAGCCAGGATTCTATTCTCAGGAGCCGGAGGAGAGCCTGTCAGCAGGAAGGAGACCATCAGAGCCATGAGGAGAGCCGAAGTCCTTTGGCCCGCTATGAGGTGTGGCCACAGGCTCAACGATGGCCGCCAGACCACCCGGCTAACCGCGAAGGTTGGAGACCACCAGGATTCGCCCCACTGTGACCTCTGGCAACGGTCTGGAAGGAGAGCAGCCCTAGCCGATCAGATTAAGTGTTTAGTCATGATGAGTTAACACTTAACTTTAAATATCATGTGCTAGTAATTAGTTAACACTTATGTCTCGTGGATTAGGATCAATGCAAAAGGCGATATTAACCGCCCTAAAATCCAACGGTGGAACCGCTAGATCAAAAGATCTAATGTACTGCGTGGGCACCGATTTTGAAGCACATGGGCGATATGTGCGTATGGATCTATCCCATCCCACGTACGGGGCATTGTGGTGTTGGACAGGATCTTTTTCTGTAAGTTTCTATAGGGCGCTTAATGGGCTTCAAGAAAGGGGCTTAATCACATGGGATAAGGGCATGGGCGGTTTGGGTAGTTATGATGGTAAAATTTCCTTGTGTGTGCCCGTTTAAGTGTTAACTGATCCTCAGTTAACATATAGAATGTGAAGCTGGAGGGTAGACCGAAATCAGATACGATATAACTCCGACAAAGTGACGGAGTTACTGGAGAGACAACAGAACGACCGGTAAAAGAGCACAACATGAGCCCAGGACAGTCGAGCGCTCAGCTGACCTCTTCAGATCCCACCAGACGGCCAATGATCGGCAATCGAACCATTACGAAATGGAGGAAATTGAGATGACCAATGAACAACTGACAGCATACTTTAAAGATAATATTAGACGCAGTAGAAAAATAGAAATCAACGGCGGTGATATCATTATCACAAATAAGGAGGAAGACACGCTAAAAACGATACCTATTAAGCGTATAGCAAAGGTAGAGTTTAAGGCTCCAAGCTTAAAGGGTTTAATGCCCGGATACATCCGAATATTATATTCTTCTGGGAAAAACTCAATTATTTCGTATGACAAAATGTTGGGCAGACACATAGAGCAAATAAATATTCAAGAAGACGAATTGATAGGGTTTCCAGAGATCCACGCGTATATAGCAGAATATATCGTGAAACATCCATCCAGCGAGGCAAAATATCTAGGCGGACATCCAAGCATCCCTACTGGTAATACTGATTGTTTCATTTCAACGCAAGAAGATGGAATACTGGTTGAAAAGGTTCCTGAATACACAGAACTCTTCAGGCTTCCCTGGGAAAAAATAGACTCCGTCACTGCTGATATTAAATCGGATTGGAATGGGGCAAATCTTGCCGCAGGATGGTTATTATTAGGTCCTATTGGATCAATGTTAATGGGCAAACGTACCCAAGAGGAATTCGGAATAGTCGCGAGAGGCAAAGATGGAAATGGATCACCGGTAAAGGTTCCGATAGCATTTGGATCTGTTAAGAATATGACTAAAATAAAAGAATTTGTCAATAGTCGTATGATGCAGAATGCTGGCATAAACATCTAAGGATTTG